CAACCAGGGGTACAAATGGCTCCATTCTGGATCATGGGCGGCGAACCAACCGCTAGATTTCCAATAGCACATACCCATATCGTGTGTATGGTCAAATCCAACAGCGAGGCCAAGTCTAGTTATACCGCGCAGACTTCAAGCCTAACAATCCCAAATAGCGGTCTAATTGTATGAACCATCTTCCATTTCAATATGGTAGCACACGCAACTTTTGTGGTGTGCCTGATTATAATGGACAAGAATTCGTTATCCTGGGTGCACCGGTTGATTGTGCCACTACATTCCGTAGTGGCACCAGGATGGGTCCTAATGCTATCAGAGACGCCAGTATGATGCTTATTGATGGTGTCCATGAAAGATACCCGGTAGATTTGCGACAACATGTCGGTGATGCTGGAGATATGCCATTGTCAAGTGGCAACACTTCTTCTATGTTACATCTTGTCGAAGAGACAATAAAAGACTGGCGTTCGTCAACCAACATCGTGACGCTTGGTGGTGATCATAGCATAACAGATGGGATACTGCGTGCACAGAGAAAAACTCACGGAAAGTCAAACATCGCCGTGGTACACTTTGACGCACACTGCGACACCTGGCCCATGCATTTTGGTGAGCTACGCGGGCATGGTACATGGATGAATTATGCAGTTGGAGATCAGTTGATCGATCCTGCCTATACCATCAGCATTGGCATACGCAGCCCTGTTGATGACGATGCCAAGAACTTTCTGGCTAGACATGGGGGTACCACCATATCTGCTAGACAAGCCATGAAGTATACTCCATATGTGATGGCAGATATCATCAAGGCAAAAATTGGAGATCGTCCAGCATATCTCAGTCTGGACATAGATTGTCTAGATCCTGCATATGCTCCGGGTACCGGAACGCCAGAGATTGGCGGATTGTCAACCATGTGGGTGAGTGAGGTCATAGAGGAGCTACAAAGCATCAACTGGATAGGCATGGATTGTGTGGAAGTTAATCCTGCATACGATCATGGGCAGATCACTGCGCTTGCTGCGGCTACTTTCGTCTGGCAATATCTTTCTATGAATATTAAAAAAATATTATAATCATCGTGATTTTAAACCTTTCAGTTGGATTAAATATCCACATATTTCACTGAAAGGTTTAACATGACACGGGTATTATTCATTTTAAAAAGACGCCCAGATTACAATCAAACCATACACAATCATGTTGGGTTGAGCACAGGGCTATACAATAGCGCAAGTTTCATGGACCAGATGCTTAGAGATGCTGGTGTAGAAAGTAAACTGTTCGTGGCCATAGACAACAATTGCATCGATAGGGAAGTTTCTAGTTTCAAACCAACACATGTGATTATCGAGGCACTTTGGATAGTACCATCTAAATTTGACGTGTTATGTAAGCTGCATCCAAATGTAACATGGATAGTAAGATTGCACAGTGAAATGCCTTTTATCGCTAGCGAAGGCATTGCAATGGATTGGATCGGCGATTATGTTAGATTTCCCAATGTGAATATTGGTGTAAATGCACCTCGTATGCTGGATGAAACCAAGTTTTATTTACAGTGTATACATGGATGGTCAGATACGGAAACATCTGACAGAGTTATATATCTTCCAAATTATTACCCACAAGATTACAAAACAAAGACTTTTAACCCGGAAGATGGTGTAGTTGATATATCATGTTTTGGTGCAGTTCGTCCATTAAAAAATCATTTATTACAAGCACTTGCTGCTATAAAATTTGCAGACTCTATAGGACGTAAACTAAGATTTCACATCAATTCTGGAAGAATTGAAATGAAAGGTGAGCCCGTATTGCATAATGTCAGAAGTTTATTTGAACAGTTGGCAGACCGTGGACATCAACTTGTTAATCATCCATGGTGCCCAAGAGATGAGTTTTTAAAGATATGTGCATCGATGGATATCGCTATGCAGGTAAGTTTTACTGAAACATTTAATATTGTGGCTGCAGATCACATTAGTCAAGGTGTTCCATTAGTAGGAAGCACAGAAATACCATGGGCATCTGCGGAATTTTGCGCCAACCCGGTTGATAGCAAGGATATTTGCGATAAACTGTTAAAAACGTGGTATAAAAGTAAAATCAATGTAAATATTAATCAAATAAAATTAACTGATTATACAACTGAAACCAGAAACTATTGGTTAGACTATTTTAAATAACAATAACGGAGAATAATATATGAAAAATGAATTTCACAGAGTGCGTACGCATCATTGGAAAAACGGGGTGTTAACTTTTCTAGATCACTTCTTTCAATCATTCGAAGAAGCTATGTCGTTTGCCATCTCTTATGAATGCGATAGCTTTAAAATTTTTGACAGCGAAGATAAGTTAAAGTATAGTAGTGCAGGTAAAGCTGGTAACGAATATTGTTGACATTCTTGCATAACTATGCTATAAATAAATTGATATTGTTTGAGAGAAAGTGTATGAATTGATCAGGACCGGAGGGGCAGCACCTCCGCACCTCCACCAGCAAACACATCGGACATCCAGGATAGTGGCAGTTTAAATAATCATCACGGTGTGTTTGCTTGTGGGGGTGAAATAGGATCGCCAGACCGGATATTATAATAAATAATGAATTACAACCTATTAAATATTGAGGAAACAATAAAATCTCGGTTGAGAAATTGGGATTTATTTGAAAATTCAGATGATGCTATACAACTTATAAAAAAATTAGGACAATTTAAAAACCTAAAGAAGGGCAATCAATTATTTGAAATAATGTTTGGTTGTGCTTATGAAGATGATATAGTCTTTAAATGGGTAGAAACCGATTTACAAGAAAAGGGAGTACGCTTCAACGCATGCAATTTTGTGAATAAAAAACAAAAAATACGACAAATATTGAAATATACATCCATACATATGTATCTTGAATATCACAATGATATTAGCAAAAAAATTGCAAATAAATATCCAGATAGATCAAAAATACACAATTTAATTATCGAAAATACAATATCTGATCTGTCTGAACAACAAACTCGAATTATAACGAGTACATGTTCTAGTATAGACTATTATAGATATCGTTGTGGGTTTCTTTTAACCGAAGATATATTACCAAGATTATCTGGTTATCAAGATCTGATGAAAAACGGTTGGTTCAGAAGAGATATAAATGAAATGGGGATAGTCAAAGATCATATGGTAAGTATCAAATATGGATATGTCAATAAAATAGATCCCAAATTAATGTCTCACCCCGCAAATTGTAATTTAATTTCGCAAAGAGAGAATTCTAGAAAGTCGGACAATTGTTCAATTACCGTAGATGAATTAATGTCCCGTATAAGAAAGTGGAATAACAATATTGACAATTAAAAATTTTATTGCATAATTTTATTAAGAATGTTTGACTTGCGTCAAATAAGCTGAACAAGACGGGGTTTCAATACCCCCGACTCCACCAGCAAACATACCAAGGATATGAACAAAAACTAAACTAGTTTGCGAAATTGCTTTGGGGTGAAATACCTTATTATGTGTATTTAACGGGGTCGACAGGTATCGATTGGCAGCATTAAGGACAATGGGAGTCCGTAAGGCACATTTTTCGGTAAGATACGACCGCCCTCATAAGGGATTTGTTCGAACAACATAGTAGACAATGATAATTTTGTCTCGGAAATGCTGGCTGCGTGAGCAGTTGAGTTCCAAAGCGTGATCCACTTGGTAACATAACGGATTAGAAAAGGGTGGTCAACCCACCCTTTTCTTTTGATACCAATTGATTTCCTTTTGATAATGGATTGTTCACATTGATAAATACCTGTGCGGTGGTGAGGAAATTTTTCGCGGTATTATAGGTTTAAAATTAAAATAAAAAAGCCTAATATTTTTATTAATTAAAGGCTGGCAATCACCACATATGTAGTAGAATTGTCCAGGTTGTTTGTATGAATTGTATTAAATGTATAAATTGTTTAACGACCGTAAAAAACTGATTTTAAAATAAATTTAATTTATTATGACGGGGTGAGGTTTACTTCTCCCCGTCTTTTTTGTGAATTAATATAATTGACAATCTCTAGCATATTGTTATGCTTATACAGAGCATTTTACCAAAACAAGGAATTGATATGGCTAAAAAGAATGATGAAATTGTTAAGCTGTCTGATTGGCAGCACCACCGCCTTCGTACAGAGATGTATCTTGGCAGCAGGAATCCACATACACAGACCGTTATCAATTGGGATGGTAAAAAATTAATAGCAGAAGAGGTATCGTGGTCCCCTGCAGCGTTTGCTGCATTTAGAGAAATTTTTGATAACAGTCTTGATGAAGTTGTTGGACATAACTATGGTTCAAAAATTGATGTTACATACGATCCAAAGATTTTGCATTTTACAGTCTCAGATGACGGACGTGGTATTCCAATTGATTGGGACGAAGATGAACGTATACACAAAGCCACCATGGCACTAACACAGTCCAGAGTTGGTAGAAATTTTGGAAATCGTGAAGAAGTCAGAGGAACCAATGGTGTTGGATCGTCAGTCGTCGTCAGTTGTTCAAAAGAATTTAGTATAGATATCAAGAGAGACGGTAAGAGATTTCAACAGACATTCAGGGAAGGCAACGAATTAATGCCAGAACTAAACATTAGTGAGCCGAGAATTTTTACAAGTGCCATGAAGTCTGGAACAGAAATTGATTTCACGCTAAGTCCAACTGTTTTTCCAAAAGCCAAAATACCATTGTCGTTTATCAAGGCTAGAATATTTGAAGTAGCTGCAAATCACCCACGTATCAAGTTTACATTTAATGGCGAAAAGATAGTGGTTAGTAAAAGTATCGACAAGACAATGTTTTCTGATCTTAATCCAGTAATTATAGGTATCAATGAAGAAAAATTTGTTAGCACATATTATCTTGTTCCCAATTTTGCCACAGAAGGTGAATATCTACACAGCACTGTGAATGACATTCCGGCATTCAATGGTGGTCAACACATTGACACGTTTAAGAGATTGTTCTTTAGTGGTATGTTAAAGGCTGTGGAGCGCGAAAGTAAGCGGCGAGGATTGACTCCAAATCGCAGCGATATTGCGGAAGGTCTTCTTATCTATAACACCACCATCATGCATGCACCAAATTTTGATAGCCAGAGCAAGACCAGACTAATCAATGACGAGGTTGACAAATATATCAAAAGCACGCTTGAAAATGAATCTACATTTAAAAACATTTTACGAACCAACAAAGACTGGATTGATTCTATCTATGCACGATGTGCGGCAAGAACACAGAAAAAAGATGATGCTGATATTGCCAAGGCTAATAGAAAACTTATGCGTAATAAAGTTCCAAAATTACTAGACGCAAATGGTAAGGATCGCAGTAAGTGTGTGCTTTTTATATGTGAAGGTGATTCTGCAGTTAGTCAAATTTCTTCGGTACGTAACTCAGATATCCATGGTGCTTTACCATTGCGTGGTAAAATTCTTAATGTCAGAGGAGTCTTACCAAAGACTATAATTGAAAATCAGATCATAACGGATATCATGACGGCTATTGGAGTAGGATTAGGACAACGGGCTGAGAGAAAGGACATGAGGTATGGAAAAATATATCTAGCAGCCGATCAGGATCCAGATGGTGCTAATATCACCGCGTTGTTGGTGAATTTTTTCTATCTACATTGGCCGGAACTGTTTGATCCAAAACTATCACCGGTATTTTATGTGTTCCAGACACCTTTTATCATACAGGAGAAGGGTAAGAAGCGCTTCTATTGGTATGCCGATGACTATCAGACATATAATGCTGATGATTGGAAGGGTGCACCGAAGCCAACCAGAGCTAAAGGGTTAGGCAGTCTTGAAGAAGTTGATTGGATACATAGCCTTGAAAACCCGAGACTGGTACCACTTCTTGATGATGGTAATCTATCAGAAACACTTGATCTTATCTTTAATGGTTCTCGTGCAGATGATAGAAAAGCGTGGGTTGCTCTAAACGCATGACCCACACTTTTATATTTCTTACGCCAAGAAAACCGCGTGTTCTTTAGGCGCGCGGTAGTTCACTCATATATTTTTGAAAACACTGTCTTTCTTAAAACGTGGCGTCAGCCACGTTGTTAAGCAGCCGACGTACCAGCAGCCGAATCGGAATATATAGTACCTACTGCACTGGTTATAAATGCATATACGGTAAAAGGTGTGTTACCGTTTCCAGTATTAAAAGAAATGGTTTGTGTGCCAGCATCTGGCGGACCAGCCTTATATACTATATTACTCCCTTGTGTGATTATTATTCCGGTTGCTGTTATAGGTGCTGCTGAAGTAACAACGTAAGTGACCGAAGCATCGCCAGTAGCGGACCCACTCCCAGTTGCGGTAATCATTGCAGTTTGAATTGCTGACAATGGTACTGCGGCAATGGGTCCTGGTGGTCCCATCATTCCTTGTGGTCCTTGTGGACCAACCGCCCCTTGTGGACCAGCAGGTCCAATTTCTCCACGAGGACCAATTTCACCTTGCGGACCTGTTGCACCCGGTTCCCCTTGTGGACCAGCAGGTCCAATTTCTCCACGAGGACCAATTTCACCTTGTGTCCCAGCACCGCCTTGTGGACCAGCGGCACCTTGTGGACCTGTTGGTCCAACAATTTCAATCAAGTTATTTGATGCAATATTAGTTGAACTAGTTTCTGGAATTACTGCGGTAGCAGGAATTATACCCGGAGACTGTTTTAATCCGAGTTCTTCTTGTGTCTGCAATGATACTGAAACGTATTGCATCGCGATTCTCCTTATATCTTTTACCTATTTATAGGTGTCGCAATTGACATAAAACGCATATATTGCTATCATATAAATTATGAATATCGCGCAAGTCCCATTCACAGATAACCAATATAAAATTAAAATCGGCTCCATGTCATTTTCCAAGGATGCCGATTTACTCCCAAATTTCATTGACTGGCAATTCACTAATTATTGTAGTTGGGCAGTAGAATGGATAGACCAAAACTATGTTGACCAGGTAAAATATGAGTGTGTAATTCAAGATCATATGCAGATGATTGATAGAACCTGTGTCACATGGTATGCAGCGTTTCCATCAGAAAAAACATTGGCACATTTCATGCTGTGCAATGAAGAACTTTTTAAGGATTAGACCATGCCTCATATAGATACAACAACATTCATCAAAGAGACAAGCAGAGATTATTCAATCTATGTTTGTCAAAGTCGCGGTATCCCGTCTGTGAGTGATGGATTGAAAGATGCACAAAGAAAAACTTTATTTGTTATGAAACCCCAGAATGAAAAACTTAAAACGATTTCTCTTGCAGGACGTCTTATTTCTGAAAATATTTATTTACATTCTGATGCTTCTGCATGTGATACCATATCACTCATGGCGGCGCCATATTGCAACAATGTACCATTATTACACGGTATAGGTGCATTCGGTACCAGGGTTGGACCAAGCGATTGGGGAGCGCCTCGATATACCTATGTTAAGAAAAATGCACACACCGAGACATTAATTTACACCGACTATGATATCATACCTTTAAAAGAAAATTACGATGGCAGCGTTTTAGAACCAAAGCATTTCCTACCGTTGATACCCTTGGTTCTATTAAATGGTGTTAGCGGCATAGCAGTTGGGTGGAGCACAGAAATATTACCACGTAGTATTGTCAATCTAATAGATGCTACCATTGCTGCGATTGACAATAAAAAGACCTTGCCAGAAATGCTACCAAACTATGAATATCTTGGTTGCAATGTCAGAGGAATAGGTGATAATGCGTATGAGTTTACAGGCAAAGTCACAATAGATGGTAGCAGTGTTATCGTCACAGAATTGCCACCAGATTTATCATTGGAAAAGTTCAAAGATCGCTTGAACAAATTGGAAGATGACGAACAGATACAAACATACATAGATCGCAGTACAAAAAATATTCATATTGAAGTTCGTTTTAAGCGCGGAACAATCAATACTTGGACGGAAGCAAAAGCAATAGAGTTTCTAAAATTACGTAGCAAAACAACTGAGCGGTTGGTCGTTCTTGATTGGGATGGTAACAATATCAAGCAGTATGAAAACGCAGAAAAGCTAGTCAGGGATTTTGTTGAATGGCGTCTGAAATTTTACACAGTTAGATATCAAAAATTAATTGCAGATGCCACTTATCAATTGAACTGGAACTTTGCTCTGAAATTATGTTATGACAATGGATTGCCTGTCTTTTTACCTAAGGCGCAAAACCGTGCTGAAATCATTAGTAAAATTTCGGATATAACTGCAAAAATAAGTATTGATGATGGGCAGAGAGATCGTATTGCAGCGTTGGCAAGTTATAGGTGGGCAAAAGATGCATATGAAGACGTTCTAAAAAATATTGAAGAACTTACTGATACTATAAATGAATATCAGAAAATACTTGTAGATGAGAATAAAATGCGTGCAATATATAAGCAAGAAGTAGTTGCTCTTAAAAAACTGCCTAAAATCGAACGATAAATACCAATATGAAAGTCAAAGATCTACGTGCCCCAAAAAAAGAAGGAGCAGGCTGTTTAATCTTTTGTAGAGAAACAGATAAGTTTTTACTAATAGAACGAAGCGAATATGTGCCTGTTCCAAATACATGGAGCCTTCCAGGAGGATCCGTCGATCCCGGGGAAACACCCGAGCAGGCAGCTAAGCGCGAAGTATATGAAGAAATCGGCTTTGATTTAGAAGATCGTCCTTTAAAATTGATATATGTTAATGAGGTACATGCGCCACGTTTTAAATTTTACACCTATGCGTGTACTATCAAGCATGAATTTAAACCAAAATTAAACTATGAAAGCAGTGATTATATATGGTGTGA